CATTTACTTCATAAATACTCTGATTATTCCTTGCATTTTGTTGTATTCTAGCTCCTGCTCCACCGAGTCCAGGTAGTTCTGATACTACCTCTCCAATGGCGTTTTGAAACTTTGCTAGGAATTCCATCAAAATGGAGTTAAGTTCAATGATTGCTTTGAATAGACCGGAGATAAAGAAGTCAATTCCCTGGATAATAGAAGTAACGATACCAGATATACTTCCTCCAGAGAATGATCCCATGATGTCCCCAAATGCATCCATTACTGGACTGGCTAGCACACTGGCTGCATTGGTGAGTCCATGATAGAGTGATCGAACGATGACTTCAACACTCTTGTAGATTTGTTGGAAGAATACGACAACGTATTCTACGTTGTACATGAAGACATTCCATGCAGCAATCAGTTGGTTTCGTATGATTGCGATAACTCCCTGGAAGGCTGCACCGATAGCATCGAATCCTGTTTGGGAGAATCCTTCTTTAAATGCTGTGAAACCTATTCTCAATAGTTCAAATGCAGGAGAGGCGTATGTTGCAATTCGGCTGATTTGAGAGATAGCTCCTGCAATTCCACGACCAAGTGCAGCAAAAGCATTAGCGATGACCGGGATCTTGTCTCCAAAGATAAGGAGAAAGTTTAGAGCCATCCCAACTGCATTCCAGGAGAATACAAATCTTGCTAGAGTAGTAGAGAATTTAAGAAATCCCATACTCAAGCTCATCAATCCAAATCTGGTCGCCTTCATTTTCTGGAGGAGGAGACCTTCATGGATTAGATTAGCCATTCCTTTTGATTTGCCTATGTTTGCAAGATTGGCTCCCTTAGCAGACATTCTTAGATCCATAGCCTTTTGCATACGAGCAACTTTAGCTGCTTGCATTGCATAAGCTGAGGGTTTATTGAAAGCTACTGCTGCTCCTCCAATAGATCCGAGCATAAACTTTCCAACACTAGCTATTCCTTTAAAGCCAGTTTGTAGTCCACCCACTACAACTGAGAGTCGAGCAAGGACGAAGGAAAGTGTTAGTGATGCTGCACCGATAGCAATGAGAACTGGTGGAATTGCAAACAGTGTTAGGAACAACGCTTTATTTTCCATAACAAACTGGCGACTATATCGTGTTACTCCAGCAATGGCGTTTGCTAGAGCACTGATTTCTGGAGTAACTGCTTCACCGATTTCTAAACCAAGAACATGCAATGCACCAAACAATCGACGAGTAGCACCACCAAATTTGGATTCCATTTCAATAGCAGCAAGCCGAGATTCTGCTCCTGCTCGTCTGATGCTTTTAGTAAATGCTTCTACTCGGTCAACTTCCATTGCAGCAGTAAAAGCACGAGCACCACGAATATTGAATACATCTTGAAAGAATTTAACTTTATCGAGTTGATTCATCGAAGAAGTTAATTTGACAATGCTGGCTGAAGTTGCAGCTAAATCTACGCCCCCACCCTCTTTCATGATGATGTTAAATGATGGGAATTTGGATTTAATTACATCCAAATTGTTAATCATGTTCAACATCATAGTGTTCAATGACGTACCAGCAAGAGATCCCTTAAGACCTGCTTCAGACATCTGAACGAAGTAACCCATAAGTTCTTGAACAGAAATACCGAGAACTTGGGCGGTACCTCCGGCATATTTAAATGATTCTCGGAGATCGGCAATCTCAATGGTACCGAGTCGAGTTGCTTTCAATAGTTGAGAAGTTAATTCGGTACTTGTTTTCATCCTACGATCTAGGGAATCTGTAGCACCAAATAATTCAAAGTTTCTAACAAGATTTGCTACTAGATCAGCAGATTCAGTTAAAGAGTAGTTAGTTCCTTTTGCTAAATCGATTACAGATTGGAGTGATCCTTTAATTTCATCTGCTGAAAATCCAGCTTGTGCAAGAGCAACCGCTGCTTCTCCTACTTTGTCGGCTGTAAATGAAGTTGTTTGTCCGAGTTCTAGAATTGTATTTTTTAGATCAGTAACAGTTGCTACTTGTTCTTTAGTCTTATTTCCGAAGTATCCTAGTTTAACTGTAAGGTTAAGAATGATATCTTCGAACTTAGCAAAGTTCTTTAGAACAGCACCACCGGCCATTCCAGTAAGCAATCCACCACCGAAAGCATTTGTAGCTGCATCTCGGAATGCCCGAGAAGCTGACATCATTTTCGAACTTAATCCGTTCACAACACCAGCAAATTGCTTGGTTGCTTTATCGGTAAGTTCAACAACGATGACCGCTTTACCTGCTGTAATGCTTTGACGGGACATGGATTAGTTCCTGGGGACAAGTGCTTCACGAGTCATTATCTAATGATAATTCCCGCTCATTGCCTGGGGGAGTGGAAGTTGTGTACTGCTGCTCTTAGTGCGTCTGGGCCTTTATTAAGGGAGGCACGCTTGCTATTTGGAAGCAGATCAGATGATTGTGCAGAACAGGCCCAATAGATTTGATCACGTTCTTGAGCTATCTGCTCGATGTACATGATTTCACCTATGGTTCTGTGATCTATTGAGATTCCTCTGGACTCGAGTCTGAAGGCAATGTGGATGATTCCGGAGAGTCGATCTTCAGTTGCTTCATTTCTCTTTTCATTTGATCCCACAGATCCCGAAGTACCCCCTTCTTCTGGGGGCTGGAAAAATTTATGACGGCGGCCCAGAATACTTCTCGGAATCCTTCGATGGCATCCGGCTCACTGTCAAGAAGTTCTAGGAATTTCTCAAAGTCGAATGCGACTTGTGGTTCAAGAAAGAACCAGCAAAGATTGAGAGTTACTTCGTCATCTAGTAACAATCGTCCCGCAGTTGTATTGGTTACTTTTTCGTCAATGAACAACTTGAGGATTTCAAGATCGAATCTACTGGGGAGAGTACTGTATGCTAGCTTCCATGTGATCTCGATGGGATAGGTTTTACCGTTGAACAGGAACTTTGCGATTGGTTTGGACATAGTGAGGTTGGTCTTTGGTCAAGAGAAAGGGAAAAAGGCCGAAGGTGAAGTTAGTACATCCGCACGACACACCAACGTTCTTGCATCATCATGATGCCCTCCGACCTATTTTAAAATTTATACAAGTAAGGTTCCCTCCCAGGAAAAAGGAAGGACCCCAACGAACAGCAGATCTTCAATGAAAGATTTGACTGTGAGTTACGCTACTGGCTTTCGAATCGGATCTCGGGTTACTTCAGCACCGAGAGCATTTGCAATGATTTCGTTCAGAGCCACAACAAGTGCGTCTCGATTGAAACCACCCAAACCTACTGCTTTGTACCCACCACGCCGTCCGGTCAGCATCTTGTTTTCTGGGAGGACTCGATCTTGTTCCACCAGATTCATGAGAAGGCTGTCAACCTTTTCTTCTCCCAACCAGGAGATGATTGGACCGACGTCTGTGAAGATTTCTTCTGCTGTGGTATTGGTGATACCACGGTAGATGTCATGCTTCAAGATTTCGTTAGCCAAGGCTTCCATGTCATACGTGGCAAACGATCCTGGGTTGTACGTGGCAATCGTACTTGCTGCTCGGGTAATAACAGGAGCAATGTAGCATCCTGATTTCACACAAGCTGCTGGTTTGAGTTTGTAATTTTGTTTCTGCGATCCGGTTTCTGGACCAGAGATCGTAGCTTCAAAGTTACGCCACTTGCCTTTGAACCCAACATTGTCCAAGACCGAAATGTATCCGGTAAGGATAAGTAGGTTACGGGCATAGCTACCAGCACGCATGGAGTTGAAGTAGATAAAACCCTCATAGAGAGTATCTACCAGTTGTTCTCCGGAGACTTCCAAGTCTCGTTTGCTTTCGGAGTATTGACGATAGAGCAAAGATGGATCACGAGAAGAAAGTTCTTCTTCGCTTTCCGTTTCGGTGATTGTTACGTCACCGGTGATTCCTTTGTGGAATACCCACACTGGAGAAGTACACGTTGAACCTCCAGCAATGGCTGGGTTATCAGCGGTGTCATAATAGATGGATACGTCTGTACCCTTCTTATCACACTGAGTAAGATCAGTGAGCATTGGCATTGAATGGTTCCTTGTTGGATAGTTGTCTACGGATTCATGTTGAATTGGCGAGCCATGCTCACACTAAATTCTTTGGGGATCTTCCCTCTTGCAATAAGTTGTTTAAGGGTGTGATTCATAAATGATCGTTCAGGGTACTGATAGTACGCTTTACGACTAAAGTATGTACCACCAAATTCATGAATGTGAGGAACAGGTTCGTTAAAGAAGTTACTCCCAGGAAATTTAACAGGACCAATGATTGCACCATTTCTATAAACGGTGTATTCAATGATCCGCAATCCACCCCTCGTTTTAGCGAAGGGTGGATGTCCTGCTGGAGCTGTTCTTTTACTTACCCTCAGAGTCCGAATACATGCACCACGGATAAGTGCTGCTACTCCTCTAAGACCCTTTGTTTTTCCTTTATCAACTGTGTAGTTGAATTTTTGGAGATAGAAGATTCCTCGAAATGTTGCACTGAATGTCATCAGGTGTAATCCTGGCTAGTACAAGCCTGTCGGTTGAAAGTGAAATCTGTTACGGACAGAAAGTTCCGTTGATTTAATTCGATCTCTACTGGGGGTTGTGCTTCCACATTCGTAATCAAATATGGATTCCAGTTACCAGTCAAAGTATTTAAATCGAGTTTTTCACGCAACTCTAGGACTCGTTTAACCTCGTTCCAATCAGTGACATCGTTTCGACTGAATCCACTAAATGGTAACAGAAGTGCAATACTGATTTGGAGATCTACTCCAATGCTACTTCTACTCGCCCGTCCCGTCATTTCCTGGGAGAAGGAAGTTACTAGTGGCATCACGTAGATCTTTGGTTCCTTTGAACTCACGAGTTGTTCGGGATCGAGACATGCCTCAACAGATATGAAGTCAGGGATTCGATAGTATCCCCAGTAAGCCATACCAAGACCGTTCAAGTATGTCACTATTTGTTCGGTAAGTTCACCTAACATCTAACATCCCTTTTCTGTTGTGATAAGAACTAGTCTTATACGTTCATGATCGTTGTAGAAGAACGACCCTTTAGGATCTATGACTAGTTCGTACAGCGTGTGGGGATACCCAACAACTTCGATTTCAAGTCCTCGTACCAAAGGAAGTTCAGTGGCTTCGAAGGCAACTCGATCTATCATGAAGTGAAACCGTTGTCCAATCATCTTGACTCTAGCAGAATCAAAGATTGCTCGGCTTTCAGGAATCGTAGCTTTCAAGGGATACTTGGGGGTATCTGGAAGTCCAATCAAAATATCGACGTCGGTATGTTGATCGGTTACTTTGTACAGATACTGAAGTCCCCAAGAAAGCATATTGTTCATGATAGATCCTAAAAGATGTGATGAAGAATGATCCTAGTGGAAAACTGGGATCGTTCCGATGGCTGGACTTGCGATGCTACTGCACATCACTCGTACAAATCCGGCACTTGTCGTACCGTTAGCACAAGCAATTGCTTTGGACGAACCGTTCAAAACAAAGTTTCCTGCTGGAGCAACCGCTGTACCAAGGATGAAACCGTTGGTTGGAGCAGCACGAACTGCACCGCCGACACCGGCAACAACCGAAGTAACGTCGTAAGACCACCATACGGTGTCGTTTTGCAGGATGTCGGCACCGAGTGTACCACCGATACGTGCTTCGACGATCCAATCCATAACTACCGATCCCATTCTTCCTGGGTGGATGGCGGATTGTGCGATACCGACACGGCCACCGATCAAGACAGGTTCACCCTGTAGGATCGTGCTAGTGAGGCTGTTGTAGTAGTTGACGGAAAGTTCACCAGATTGTTTGATGACACATGGTGGGTCATATGATTCCAAGAGAACTGGATCAGCGACCCGATTGGGAGTAGAGACTGGCATTGTTCAAGATTCCTTATGGAAATGTTCAGAATGAAGTTGATACAAACAGTAGGTAAACTGTACCTACTGTATGGAAAGTAATAGTAAGTTGAACAGAAACTATCAGTTAGCCGTTATTGCAACGGACAACTGCTTCTCGTTCTCGTTCGTTGATTTCAACGTCCCAATAACCACGGACGCCCATACCAAGCATGTTTTCTGGAAGTTCGACAGCTTCGATGGTTGGTCGCTTCTGTCCTCGTAGATAGGTGATAGAGTATGGAGCAAAGCGGCTCGACGATGGCCACAGCAACCAGGTGGATTCCGTGCAGAACGTGGATGCAACACCACGGTTCAACAACGAAATGTTGCTCATTTGTGGGAACACCAACAGGTCCAGCTTACCGAACCAGTAGTTCTTGTCACCGGTCTTGGTGTTGGATGTCGTGTCGTTGACAATCCGATCTTGCTTCAGGATTTCCCAAGCAGCTTCTTCTCCGGAGATCGAAGTGATGAGAGTCCATCGGTCGTTGATCAGATTGACGTAGTTTGGACCACGGTTCTCGTTGTACTGACGAGCTGCGTTGTAACGAGCAGACAGGTTAGCACGGGTGAGTGCAGTGGTGGTGAAGCTGTTGTCCGAGTTGACCCAGAAGGTTGCGGCGGCAGCAGCTTGAACCAACATCTTACGACCGAGTTTCTGGTCAGGAACAATCAAAGCTCCTTCAACCATTGCTTCGAGCATAGATGCAATGACGCCCATGTCATCATTGATGACGTCCTTACGGCTCCAAACAACCAACTGAGCAATCGTATCAAGATCACTGAGGTACCGTTGTTCGTTTCCGAACTCGGTCATTTCGATCTTACCGGAATCTGGGAGAGTATCCCAGATGGTTCCGCCAGATGCTCGGTAGCGTTCAGTACGACGGAAGTCCTTGTTGGATTCTTCCTTCAAGTGCTTTGCAGCAAATGGTTCGTTGATGGTCCAACGATCTTCGAGAATCCAATCGGTTGACTTACGCAACAGGTTGGGCATGTCGATGGTGCTGTAACTTGCATTCAAGAACAACTGGCGGTTGTGGTTCTTGATGGACTTGCACATCAAATCGATGTCCGAGAATCCAGTGAACCGGCGGTTGCCTTCTTGAGCATTGGCAATGTTCAACAAGGTTTCAACCCAACCCCACTTTGGACGACTGTCAGCATTGTCGACAATTTTCTTGTCGATATACTTCGCAACGGTTTCGGGTTTGACACCGACAGCCAATGCAAAGTGAGCTGCAATCGTATCTTCTTGACTTTGCCCTTGATCAGGTTTGATGTTGGGTACACGTGGCAAACCGTTTTCCCACATCTTAACCTTGATGCTGTTCTCGATTTGATCGAGGGATTGACCAGCTTCGTACTGCTGCTCAATGAAGTCACTTTCCTGGGGGAAGGAGTTCAGCAGCTTGGTGAGCTTAACGAAGTCCTTACGGGATGGTGCTGCATTGTGAATAGCTGGTGCTGCAACAACCGGAGTGGTGTTCTGTACAACTGGTGGTACAACAGGGGCAGATTGATCAACCGGTGGGGTTGCAGGTGGAACGGCTGAGTTTTTGATGTTCCGAGGAACTGAATTCTTGAGCATTGTAATTGCTTCCTTGTTTAAGAGATCAAATTGTGTGTCGGAATCACGGCCCGACATGGTGATTGTCATTTCTTTAAGAACAGATCGTTCTGCCACGTACATTGGCCCTTCGATTGCTCTGTTGTTAATGGTTCGTTTTTCCCCAGATTTGAGGAAAACAATGTCGCTTTCGTTTTGGATTCGAAGTCCCATTGAACCTTCAAAGGGGAATCCGTTCTTGAGAGCTTCGACTACCATTGCCTTTTCCTGGGAGGGATAGGATGTTACTCCCTTACCTTGTAAGGAATCAGCGTTCTGGGTGATGGACGTCGTATGTCCGATTGGTGTCCAATGCTCATGGAGAATTGGAACTGATGCTTTGTGGCTGATCCCGGAGATGTTGTAGATCATTGGGGCATCAAGCCCGTAATCTGACAGATCAACTGGAGCACCGGAGTAACCGACGAATGAAAGTTCTTTCAAGTCCGAGGCAGATTCACCAGAAGCATTATTAACTTCAATTGGACTCCTCAGATTGAAAATTGCTTCACCGTCTTTGGGGGTAAAAGCCGCAGAAGCCATCTTACGGTTGATTTCAGTAGTGCTACTGTTCTTCAACGTCTGAGGTTTCATCTTCTGAGCTTGACGGGTCTTGACCATTTGTTTCTTCCTGTGGTTCAAGAATGTTTGCTGCTGCTGGTGTTCGACCTGTTAGTAGAATCTGACAGAGATCTGAGTATTCTATTTCTAACAGTTCTGCTTCACGTTGCAATTCTCGTCGAGGGTTACGTCCTCGTTCAGTATAGTATCTTACGAGAGTCATTGCACCGGTCGAAAGATCAGTAGCTGTCGAATTACTGATTTTCTGGGGATCGGGATGGTTGAATACTTGAGAATAACTCAAGGAATACAACAATCCTTCTTCATCGATAAATCGCCGAGTAACAGGAGTTAAGTAACCCTGTTGTTGTTTTGCTCCTTGTAACCACAACCGAATTAGTTGATGGATAGCTGGGGAAAAATCTTCTCGGTCGATCAATACCGTGTTCTTCCAAGGACCGAAGTCTACCTGGGAGGATGCCATGTTGTGCTTGCTACTGTTTCCAGTTGCAAGGTTTAGTGGCATGTTTACACATCGTGCGGCAGCACCTACCATAGCGTCAAGTGCTGATGTGTCATCGGTGGTCAATCCAGAATAGGATAGTGCTTCGAGCGTTGTTCCTGGAGGAAGGGTTGGTACCATCCCTGGTTCGTACTCAAAGTTTCCTTCTGGCATACCAACTGCTTCTGCTGCGTCTTTACCCCAGATGTTGGGATCAAGTCTAAGAGCCATTGGTATACTAGCTCTGAATTCAGCAGAACGGATGATTGCGTCTAGGTATCTCTTTACACTAGGAAAGATACACATTGCCGGAGAACATTCTGGTATACCGCAGATCTGATCTTCGTACTTGTTCTTCCACCAAAGGATGATGTCTTTGACTTTGTACTGTTCTTCAGTATCAAAGCAAATCTCCTCGGGTTCCCAGTTCTTGTTGTAGTAGATACCATCAACCCAATATGGGTCCCCCGCCGCATTCCTGGGGGATTGGAGTTTGATGGAAGATACTACTCTCAGTCCGAGTTTTACTTCATGACTGGTTGTCGACTTGTACGGGATTCCAATTCCAATCCCTGTTCGTGCGGCCGCTCTTCGTAACAAGCGGATACTTGAACCAATACTATTTTCTTGGCAGAACTTAACCCATTTGTCCTCGATGTCGGTATTGACATTAGGATTAGAGGCTCCACCAATGAGCACAGGGCTGGGGCCAACACAATCGTTAGCAAGAGTATTGAGAATTCCATGATAGTGACTTCCTTCTGTGTCTTGTTCAACCGAAACTGTGACTAGTTTTCGACGAACCCAAGGATGTCGAATAGCTATATTGAATTTGTCCCTAGGAATCTCGTTGAATTGTCGTCTATTGCTAGGAAGTGCATTACCAAAGAATCTGTTCCAGAGTTTTTGCAGTCTATTCACAGCAGCCTTCTTCCGGAAAGATAGGACAATTGCAGTTATGCTTTGGAACAACTCTTGTCCAACCGAAGTTGCTCAAAGATGGTTTCTTTGTGGACTGTTGGTTAGATGCAGCCAACAGATCACGGAGTTCAAATTGTTCGACTTCGGTCTGTGGAGTTTTAACTCTCTTAGGACCAAGAGCTTCTTGGATTTCTTGGAGCTTGGTGATATCGATTGTCATGATTATGGACCAGGAAATGTAAGGGTTGCTGCGTGTCGTTGGACTGCTGGACCCGATATCCAGACATAACCATCACTAGTACGTCTTAGTGACCATGTACCGCACCTTCTTCCCGTCTGGGAGGGGACTGGAGTAAGGATGACAGTTGCGGTGTTGGTAGTGGATGTGATTCCGGTGATTTCTTTGAGTGTAATTCCATCTTCGTCGTTTAAGATGAAAGTCATCGGATTGCCGTCGAATACACCCGTAGTCATAGTCAGGGTGTATGTTCTGGTTTCTTCATTGAAGTAAACAAATGTGTTCTGAGTAACAATCGATGGATCGAGATTCAGGAACGCTTCTGGTGTTAGTAGAATGTTTGCTGCGTTAGTTAAATATCTACGATGTTCAACAGCAATTACTTGTGCACCAGAAGTAGTTGACTCAGGGAAGAAATCAGCGGTGTCTCCGTTGTTCTCAGAAGCCAATACATTAAACAGATAGTACCCATCTTCCATTTCAGTTGGATTCGTGTCTGCTAAAGCTGTACGTGCTCCTCCGTCCAATGACACCTTACAAGTGATGTTTGCAGCATCAGCTAGTACAGGTGCATTGGTAAATCTATTGAAAGCAAATACTTTTAATGTACCGGCTTGGTTCTTGTACATCGGCTCTACCCACCGTTCTTACGTGATTGTCAAGACACCGTTAGCACCGTCGAAGTCGATGGTGAATGTTTCACTGCTTGCCAGTGAGATACTGGAACCGTAATCATACCAACCGATCAATGGATCTGCTGGGGAGGTTGGCGTGTCATTATAGAGGACCACGTAACGGAACGGACCAACAGCACCAGTGGCTGTGAGTACCAAGTCATTACAGGTAAGTTTGTACACACCTGCCGTGTGAGCCGAACTTGCCGTTGTGACGTTTCGAGACGAAAGGTTCGTGTACGAAATTTGGGAGATGTCGGTGAGAATGGTATTTGTATTCACTGGAACCGTGTTTGTCAAAGCAACGACCAATTGGCCCGTTTGGAGGTTGTGAACCCCTTCTGCAATGTGCTCGACGAATACTTGGAATTTGTTGAACGCTGCCATGAATTATGATCCTATGAGAAACAGATAATAGTAGGGACTTGGAAAGACTGTTGTTGAAGTGTACAGATACGTTTCTGTACCGTTCAAATTGTAAGTTCGTCGATCACAAACAAGTATCGACGTTTTTCGTAACCCAGTTGGTATTCCCGAAACAATGTAACTTACTGTATCGGCAGGAATCAATCGACCACGTAGTAGATTGTTGTTTACTCCATTGACAGAGTATGTTCCTGTGTCCGCATTCATCCTGGTGGGAGGAATGAAGTCGATTGCTATACCAACTAAACTGTATGTACCTAACTCAGCGGATAACGCACGGGTTCTATTGAGATTAGCAGCAATACCTGTTAGGGTATATGTTGCTAGATCAGCAATCACAGCTTTATTATCATACAGGTTTGATGCAATACCTGTTAGAACAAAGCTACCTACACTTATTGGTAAAGTATAAGCATGAACAAACTGTGTGTCTATTCCAGTTAAGGAATATGTTCCACTATCTGCATCAAGTACACGGTTATCAAGTAAGTTAGCTGCAATACCTGTGGAAACAAATGTCCCAAGGTCGGCTGCAATTACTTTGTTGTCAAGTAGATTAGCGGGAATTCCTGATAATGAGTACGTGACGGGGTCCGCTGTCATCCTGGAGGGAGCAACTAGGTTGGTGGTGATTCCTGATACAGTGTATGTACCAAGTTCAGCTACCAGTCTGTTGATCTTATTCAGTCCAGCAGCATTTCCTGTGAAGGTGTATGCTACTGGATCTCCAGGGATTCCCTTTAGGTACTGGAAGTTTGCTGCTATACCAGTTGTAACAAAAGTTGCTACTGATATTGGCAGTGGGTGGTCCCAAACAAAGTTAGTAGGAATTCCTGTGAGGGAATAACTACCAACATCAATCGGAATCAATTTGTTATCTAGTAGATTAGCAGCAACAGTTGTTGTTGTGTAACTGGTTTGGTTTGCTACAAGTAATCTATTAGAACCGACGGTGGTGGCTGGTCCAGTTAGGACATAGACACCTGTTTCTGCTGCTAGACGATTCGGGAATACAAGATTAGTATTTGTTCCTACTAAACTGTACGTCGCTGTGTCTGCTGCTATCTTTGGGATCTTAGTCAGGTTGGCTGCAATGCCAGTTAAACTAAAGGTTCCCAGATCAGCGGTGATGGCTTTGTTGTCAAGCAGATTTGCAGCAATGCCCGCAAGAGCATATGTTGTGAAATCAGCAGCAACAAACTTATTGTTTAGTAGGTTTGCATCAACTCCAGTCAATGCAAATGTTACTAGATCAGCAGTGAGTTTAGCTGGTTTGACTAGGTTAGCTGCAATACCAGTTAACGAGAACGATGCTGTGTCAGCGGTTAATTTACCGGACCCAATTAGGGTAGCATCAATTCCAGTTAAGGAGTATGTTCCTAGATCAGCCGTAACTACTTTGTTGTCAAGTAGGTTAGCGGCTATTCCAGATAATGCAAATGTTCCTAAGTCAGCAGCTACTCGTCTACCGAACAGGGTGTTGACGTTTATGCCAGCTAGGACATACGTGGCCGTATCTGCTGTTAATTTACCAGATCCAATTAAGGTAGTGTCGATACCTGTTAAGGAATAGGTAACTAAATCAGCGGTTATCTTTCTACCCAATAAAGTGTTAGCATTTATGCCAGCAAGGGCATATGTTGCTAAATCCGCAGGGATTACTTTATTATCAAGTAGATTAGCATTTTGACCTGTTAATACATAGGTCGCTGTGTCAGCAGTTAATGTATTCCCAGCAGCAGCAAGTCCACCTACTGGGTAGAATCGACCAGGAGTGTAGTAACTTGCTCCCGCCGAAGCGGTTGTTGATCCGCTTAACAGCGTAAGTAACATAGCTACCTCGATCCGTGGTTATTAGACTGGTACTTCTTCCCACATGAGGGAGCCAATCCAAGTTGCTGACGTTAGAGCAGCAGAACCGCCCAATGCAGCGTAACTTCCTGGGGGGATGATGACTGCTCCGTCGAGATCAACCACACCGTTAGATACAAGTGCTACACCTGCTGCTGTTGCCCAGTAGTATGCTGCAAGAGGAATGACGTTGTTTGCTGCTGATCCTGAAGTCAAAGCGACGTTTCGGAAGCCGGTCATTACTGAACCGGATTGCAGTTGTGTACCCATGTTCCAAGGTGCAGTTGTGGTTGCTTGGGTAATTGCAGCGGTAGTTCCAAAGTACAACCCAAAGGTGGCTGTACCAGCAGCAGAAGCTGCAACTACGTTAGCAACCGATACTTTGTTAATGACTGCGTTCTTGCCACTTCCTGAGGGATTGAACAGGCAGAGCATTGGTGTACCGGCAGCAGCACCAACGTAAGCTGTGACCGCTGCTGCGGTTGAAACGGACAATAAGAAAGCGTTACTACGATACGTGGTTTCGTAGTAAGTTCCGTGAAGTTGACTGGTGATTGCATCACCGAGTTGTCCGGCACGAGCAGTTACAGGAGCACCAACACCAAGTGAAGGTGTCGGTCCAACAAGGTTCTGTAGAAAAGCCATGATAGTTCCTTAGATGAAAGCGAAGTTCAAAATGAGTGTTGGGGCAGAACCAAAAGTGGTGTTGTCGTTATTAGCAGAACCAGCGGTGAATGCTGCAGCAATACCGGTACTAAAGTACATACCACCATCCGGTAATGGAATCATAAAGTTACCTACCGCCCCAGGAATGGCATAACATTGAACGTCAGTAGTACCACCTAGTGTGACAGCGGTTGCATTAAAGATGTGGAGAAATGCAGCAACTGTTCCAGCATTGCTAACATTTAGCATTGTCAATCGTCCAGCTCCAGCTTTGATTGATATAGAAGCTGGTGTTGTTACGTTCTGGTTTCCTCTTCCAAGAGTTTGACCGTTAGTAACAGTGGATGATCCAAGGACTACACCGCCACTGCTAGCATCGGTTAGGATTCTTCGTGTGTTCGTTCCGTCCCATCCACCTACTGGTACAGGGTGGGCTGTTGGAGCAGCACCGACTGCGATGTTACCACCTACAGACTGAACACCGTTGACACCTCCGTTAACCACAGCTTGGCCACCGAACTGTGCCATGTTGATCGCAGCGTTAGTTTGTATAGTCACAACTGGATTGCTTGCTGGGAAAAATGCCGAAAAGTTCTTCAGCACTGCAATTGCAATTGGGATGCCTGTTCCAGCAGTAGTAACCTGTGCCCGAAAGTATCTTCCAGCAGCGGGAATGACCCACTGGCCTACTGCTGTTGCTGTACTAGTTGGACTAGCACCACCCGCAGTAGGCCAAGCGTATGCATTAGTCCAGGATGTCAGGTCATTGGATACTTGGAACGTGATCGTGCCGGTGAACGTACCTTGAAGTTGGAGCAGGACAGTTCCGTATCCAGTCGTGTCTACAATTAGGATTGGTCCAACCGTAGCAGGGTTACGAGATCCTTGGAATACTGTACCATCTGCGGGGACCACCCCTCCTCCTGGGGAGACTGCTATAGGTGTGATATATCCTGCTGGAGAGGTTCCAGATACAGGCATCTTGAGTCCTGGGTCAGCATCGATCAAGTATGAATCTGTACGGTTGATCGGTGACTTGGAGGACCGTAGTGCGTAGGTTCCACTTACTGTTCCTTTGAATGTTGGAGCAGTAACAGCACGAAAGTATCTTGCAACAACTTGAACCACGAATCTATCTGGGGAGAAGATTGTATCGACTAGGGTGTTGTCAGCATTGGTTGATTGTGCTGCACAAGCAAACCAAGTAGTACCATCCATACTAGCTTCAAGTCCGATACCTCCAGACCATAAGCCAGTCAACTGTAGTTGTATGGTTTCTTCGTTTGCTGTATCGATTGCTGTGAACAGAACAGTAGATGGAGCAGTGATTGGACCGAATGCGGTTCCTACAGATGGATCGGCATGATATGTCGGCAATGGATTGGTAGAAAGTTCACTGAGTGTCTTGCTACCTTCTGCACCGGAGACATGGACCAGTCGAACTAGTTGTACCTTGGTTACGTCACCGGAGTATGTTACTTCATCACAAGCAACCGCCGCCCCACTTCCTGGGGTATACCCTACGTTGTCTGGCATTATTGCATTCCTAATCTGGAATCGTACATTGCTTGTGTTACGTCGTCAGCATTGATTATAGGCCGACGAAGTGACAGTGATTTGAGTGCAGTGTTTTCTTCTGTGGTGAATAGACCACCAACCGTAAGTCCATCAATGAGAGTCAACACGCCAGGATCACCAAAGTCAACACCACCATTGTTTGGTTCAAGCCATTTCAAGAATCGTTTGATGATTGTTGAATGTGTTTGTCCTGCAACAGCATATCCTTCTAGTTTTTGCAAGATTGTTTCGGCAACTAAAGGACCAAGAGATTTGTACAATCCTCGGTCAGTGAGTTGTTCAATGTTCATGTTGACTAGATCAGCGATCTCCATGCATCTAACTGCACAGTTTGCATCGTCTCCTACGCTTGCTAACTGTGTTGCATGCTCGTCAGAATCAATCAGTGCTTTTAGTGCTTCTGGTGTCATCATTGAACTCCAATAATTGGTATTGCTGCTGCGTCAGTTGTTAGCGTCTTGGTAAAGTGAGTTGTTGATCCGTTGGTTCGTTTGATGGTTAGTGTTCCACCAGAGATTGACCATTCTAACAGAGCTAGGATAGCTGTCGCTAACGTGTGTTCTCCTGTTGTCGCTTCTACGTTAGATACGTTGCGGGTAAGGATTCCGTCAGCAATTTCATTGATAGCGGTTAATGCTAAAGCTGTACTATCAATAGCATTAGGGGCAAATTTAGATGAAGTAAAACTACCGTCAGCAATAGTAGTCAACGGATAATCAGAAGGATCTGCTTGTACGGCTTTATCGAGCCATCTTTGAACATCAACTGGCTGAGTTGCAGTTTGATAGTCAAATGCGTCTAGTTCGAATTCTAGTAGAACTGGAAGCATATTTGTAACACCTCGTAGTCGGACTTGTGCCCAGGTTTTGCCTACCGCAATTGCGGTGTTAGGAATACCGATCTCAATTGCCCCAGTTACAGAACCATCAGCCACAATGCCACCGGAAGTAAATGTTCCTAGAGTTCCGGCAACCGGTGTCACCGTGGTCCATGTCGATTGATTTTCACGCCGATACTCGAATACAAGACCAGACGATGCGTGAGTGATTGCAAGACCACCACCAGTTGTGCTGGAAGTGTCCTGAACAAATACTGGGAGCGTCAAGGATGTTGTACCGGCTTTGATTTTTCTACGTGCCATTATCCTAGACCTCCGTTAAAACCACGTGGGAAAAGCAAGCCGCCACCTGCGGGAGCGGTATAGTTTCCAGCAAATAGAAGAAGACCGTTAATGTAATTTTTGAAATAATTCCATCCACCAGCACCATCATCTTGAACACCATGAACAAAGTTGATTCCATCAGCAAACTTGTCGAACATAGTCGAGTAACTTGAATAGTCATAAATGAAACCACCAGTTGGACCTTGGCTATTAACGGTTGTTGCAAATACAACCTTCCAAGGAGGTGTTCCGCCTAAAGAATTCAAGGTGAACGATGAATCAAACCAATGTCGAGTGTGCTGAGTACCAGTTCCAGTCAGAGACGGGAATGTGTAAAGAGCCGTGCCTCCTGGGGCAACACCATCTGAGTAGATTTTCCCAGGAAGCACATTACTAAGTATATTCCATCCCTCAAGCGGAATGTCACCTACTTCTGCTGGAAGTACAAAACCACGCTCAAGGGTGTTGTTCGTGTAGACGGTAGATACTCTACCTCCGATAGGCTGACCGTATGGCTCCGTACCCTGGACAACCACAAACGGCATTTCAGTAACACTCCCACCGGCAACAGAAAATCCAACCGTTGATGTAGCAGGAGCGGAATTACATCCATATCGAAACGACGTATCCGTACCGACTACAATCGCAGGATAGTCTACCGTTGGCGAAGCAGATGTGTTGTATATAACAAACCAAACAAGATCGTTCAGTGCAGGAGTGTGTGGGGTAGCAAAATCAAACTTAATCCAACATATATCAGACGATGGGTAGGTCATTGATGTAGATGAATCGAGCAATCCCGTTCCTGGTCGTGCGACCGCTGCACCAGTTGAATCATAAATGTCACATTGCAACGTAATACTTGCACGTGTTCCAGTGGTCACATCGACCATACAATAAAATTCATTTATCGGATCTGTGTTACGAGCACGATAACCAACAGTTATAGCTTGACCGGATGTTCGGTGAACGTATGCACTATTCAACGTGAAGCCGACTTTCGATCCAGAAGAAGCGTGTCCGCTTGCATTGATAGCCTGAAGATTTGCTGTTATGTATCCGGTAGATGCCATTATATACCTCCATCAAAGCTTCTAGGATACAACAACCCTCCACCACCAGCTTGCGGGTATCCAATCAAAAAGGATCCAATTGGACAAAACCCAGGATACTCCACCCATACACCTCCGCTTTCTTGGAAACCATTACACCAGTTCACACCGTCGATTGCGGTCTCGAAAATCGTTGAGTAGCTTGAATAATCATCGATAAATCCACCTCCTGGAGTTGATGTGGTGCTACCCATATTGTAGACAAGCCGCCAAGGAGGAGTACCACCTAGTGAATTCAATGTGAACGGAGTATCGAAAAAGAATATGCCGTGAGCACTACTGGCTAAACTTGGCCACGTAAATGACCACAAGTTAGCACCACCAGGAGCAACACCATCTGACTGTATCTCAAAACTTGTTACGCTGGTTGAAGGAGCATTGAATCCAACCAACAACAAATCACCAGCCGCAGCGTCAATTCGAATTCCACGACGAAGCGAATTGCTCGTAAATGGGCTTGCTGATCGAGTAGTCAATTGCCCATAACATTGACCATCAATAACATACCCCACTGGAGTTTCACTACCACCACCCGAACCAGTAGAGGAAAAACCATTAGATGTTTGCATTGCTGTCGGATCCCCACCGTAAGGAAAACCACCGGCAATAGCATTTCGGATGCCTGGGTAGTCAACAGTTGGGGAACTCGACGTGTTGTGAATAATAAAATATATTTCCTGCCTTACCGACACTGTTATTGGGGTTGCAAATTGAAATCGAATCCACTGTGTATCAGCCGCTGGGTACGTTGTTGTCGTTGAGCTATCAAGAAGTGTTGAACCTGGCATCCAATTGGTCGATGATGTGTCATCGTAAATATCACATTGAAGGGTAATGTTCCCGCGTGTTCCATACGTTGTATTCAAAAACACAAAGAAATCAGTGATTTCTCCGGCTACCGGACAGATAAGCGCAAACGCAAGACCCTGTCCAGAAGTCTTGTGGACATAAGCTGAGTTAAGCAGGAACTCTGTCGCAGATCCCGATGTGCCTACCCCGCACGTAGGAAACCGATAAGGATAATAGGTTGAATACAAAGCCATTACAGTTCAGGTGGTTGCCCGCTCCCATCCCATGCATCAAGTGCAGCAACAAATGTGTTGTAGCGATCAGCCGCAGCCGTCCGAAGTGGTCCCTTGCTAGCTTCGAGTGCTAATTCAGCATTGTAAGCTGTTCGTTGTGCATCGAATTCAATTTCGGTTAATGCTGCAAATGGTCGTCCACCACCTAGAGCATAGAACGAGTTTCGGATTGTAGAGTTCACTCCAGGAATCTGACTGATCAAAAACCAAAAGCGACCTGCATGCAATGCCTGTGTTGTAAAAAGCATCGAAGCCTTGGCACTATAGAGTAAAACCCATGCGTCATCGAACCGCTTGCGTGTATTTCCTGAGGAGGCTTCGTATGGGGTGACAAGTGATCCAGTCATGCCATTCGGTCCCTCTTGCCAGTACGCACCTTCAAGCAACCAATCAACTGCATCGGATGCACGAATGTTTGATGCCGAAAGAGTTTGCAGAGTATTGACAATTTGTGTGTCGGTGCCGGTTAGACCGAGTTCTAATGACTTCAGATATGCTACGGTCATTACTAAATCTCCATAACTTGCGTTGGGGTCATATATGAGCGAATGCGATCAAACCATGAAGCATGACCGCAGACAAGCGGATGATCCGACAGCCACATGGCGTCCCATAGTTCGGAAGGTTCCATGCTTGCTGGTCGCCAGAAATCCGGCTCGTTCCAAGCCTTAATCGCTTTCTGGGGAAGTGAGTTAAACCAACGGTAATCGTTCTGGGTGAAGTTGAGATAAATATCTCGGATTGTTGGACCCATAACGTCCTTAGCAGTGCCGTGAGTCCTACCCCCAAGTACGTGACCTATTTCGTGAACATACACATAAGCAGCTTGAGCTACCGATTGCCACTTGAACATTCCGTGAGCGTAGATCGTCCACCCACTAGTCCATGCTGCCCAAGGCTGGCCGTTCGTTGCTTTACCGTTCTTAGTGAGAACAAAGTTTATCTGTGCTCGGTTAATGTTCTGAACGAAGTTAACGTTGAAGTATCGACCAAATCTTCCGAATGCAGTAGGAAGAATATTGCGATTCCAGTACGGTGTACTAGCCCCTTTCTCAATCAATACTCTCCAAGTAATTGTTCTCATGGAGACAAGACCTCGTTGTCTTGGACTATTGCACCTACTGGGAGACGCAATGGAGATCGTCTACCGGTCATTTGACGGGTACGATTTCCGATCACACTAATGTTGGTGGAATTTGGTCCAATCGTGATTGAGTGAAAACCAGTGACTTCGACTTCATTGCCGATGATTTGGATGTCATCAAGTGGAGCATCAGTAACTGAATCCATCTGCCCGATTCCCTGGGAGATGGATTCTATCTTGTTGTAGGCAATCAGGAAGTTCTTGCATCCGTTTCGGAGTTGGATTGCATCGGAGTGATCACCGTCTCTCCATACTCCACCGAGTGATACACAGGACTTGCTTCCGAGACCATACTGGATGTCTCCATTAGGTAGTGTGCAAGTGGTTGGTTTTGGTGTGAAGTCGTGGAATCGATTACCTACGATTTGGAATCCTTCACCACCGGCAATGATCAGTCCGTCTTGTCGTACTGCAAAGTCACAGTCGATCCATGATAATCGTAGGCCACCACCACCAGCTACACCACGATTTGCATTACGGAGTTTACATCCAATCCATCGAACGTCTCTTGCTGTGGCTCCGTATGCAATACCGTATCCACCCGCTGCTGTTCCGTCATTACCATTGGGTGCTTCAATTTGGCCACCGAACCAATCGATGTTAGATCCACTGACTGAAACACCACGTACAGTTGCTCGATGAGCAATGATTGTAATTCGATTCGTGTAATTAGTTGGGATCTTAATAAGTGGAAATATCCCACTCAGTTCTACGGTAAATCCACCGGTAGCTGCTGCTAGGATTCCACTGATTGTGTCTGGTGTAGCTTGAAGCATGATCGTTCCTTATCGGTAAATGTTGATAATAACGGTATCTACTACAACTGCAACGTCATGGGAATCAGCAATACCGGCAGTGATCCGATAGCTTATACCCTGGGTGAAACCACCGACTATTCCTGGGGAGACTACTAACATGCCATTCGGTGGGATGGCATATCGTAGTATTGGTGTATCACCTGGTACTGGAGTGGTAGCTTTGTTGTAGAGCTTAATGAAAGCTGCTGCTGCCCCAACATTAAAACACTCAAGTTTAACAAGTTGGTCATTCGGGTTTGAAGAAACAACGACACCAGTTGTTGTTGCTGGTTGAATAGCTGAGAACGGTGTTAATGTCATTGTTGTTTTTCCTTGAGTATTGCAACTTCTTCTTGAAGGTTTATGATTTTATTTTGCATCTCACCTTTGTGCTCATACATACTGAGCCGTTCGGTTTCGATGATTTCGATTCTGGCTTTATTGGTGGCTACTTCTTTTTTAAGTTCGTCGATGGTCGTTCGATTGTTAGATTCGAGTTGACGATAGAAGTATGCGATGACTGACGTGAGGGCGGCAATGATAGCCAGAATTCCTTTTTGTACCCAATCCGGTATAGTCTGAAATTCTGGTGCATCTGACATTAAGCTGAGATCCTTTCAAAGCAAAGAATAAATACTTTGGCGTTTTCTGTCGTAGCTGCGGTCAGTTGTACTTGTGATGCACCAATTGTGTATTTGGGATCAATGTAGTACGATTTGTTTTGAGTGGCTGATAAGGAAAAATCACCAGCGGCATTGGATGCCTTTAGTGCTCCGTCAGGACGAGTATTAACGAACATCGTTAATGAATTAGGACTGGTTGTCATAGTCGCTGGAGTATCCAAACGAACTAAAGCATAACCGGCGGGAATGGCTACTGGTCCGATTGCGGTTGCAACTGCGGTTACTTGTCGTTCAATCATGTTTTTAATCCAGAGATGATGGCTTGAACAATCTTTCGATACTCGTCGGTATCCTGGGGAGGAGCAGCGTTGATGGCATTCTGGATTGGAATACGCCAGAGGTTAATCCAATCTTTTGATCTACTAGCTGGTCCCCGAAAGAGTAAAGTGGTTTCGATTGTTGTACTTACTTGCCGCTTTGCTTCTGGGAGGGAAGATGATAGCTTGGGGAGTACATCTTCTAAAGCAGTGATCAATGCAACGGTCGTTGTTGGATCAGTAAGTTTAGCGACTCCTTCTCGAGAAATCTTCGTGATTTCCTGGAGGGGGAGAGGTGTGGTGGTTGGTGGAGGATCTGTTGGGTCTGGGTCGGTGGTCGGTGGTGTACCGGGATATGCCTTAACAAGTACGGTGTGATATGTGTATGCAATTTGTGCTTCTTTGTTAGCAACAATTAAACCAAAACGGTACTTGCCGGGTTTGGGAATTGCAAAGAAGATGCTGGAACCGCATGTTGCTGATGATTGTTTGAGTTCATCATCAATCAACCAGACCTTATTGTCTCCCACTGAATCTTCGTAGGACAAGAACAGAAGTGTTCCCGCAAGGACTTCTGTCGGTCCTTTGATTACTGCTACTAGAGGGGCTGATTCGGGTGTAGACTGGAGAACATCGTCTCCACAACCACAAGGATTGTTTGGAGTTGCCAAACAATTGAACCATGAAGCAGAAAGAAGAAGCAGAATCAGTGGGAGACTAAGGTTTTTCATGATGAAGTCCGATATGAGGGTAGAACAGAACGACGCATAGTGGACCTTTGTTAAAAGGGACAACTATACTAGGGCTTGGGTTTGGTCATTGGAATGGTAGCAGGAGCAGGGGCAGGGGCAGGTGTTGGGTTGAGTTGCTTCTTCAACAGCATTTCAAGAAGTTTGAGTGCAAGAGGAAGAAGAATTGCCCAATTGATTCCCAATGGAACAATACCTGCTGTGTCCAGGTTTTGTTTCACTGTCATAGCCAGTTCTTCGATTTCCACGGTCAAGGATTCGATTGAAAGTTCATCAAAGGCTTGGACCTCTGAGGTCGGTGGCAGATCTGGTGGCGAAAATTTTTCCATGAGTGCACCACACGTCCACAACCATTCTTTGATGATTGGGAGGCTGATACCTTCTCGGGTTTTGATTGCCAAGGCAATGATGCAGGATAGATTGATGTCTGCGGGGAATTGGCTTTCACAGGCCATGAGGGAACTCCTAAAAGGTTAGAAAACAGTTTGCTCAATTTCATAGTGAAAAAGAGAGGTTAGAGCCAAACAATCGATTCGTTGATAAGACTCGAGATTATTCTGGGGGAGTCAGGGACTCCGTATCCCCAAAAAGGGTCACGACCGGGTTCTCCTTTATCGGTCGTGTTAGCTGCGAGGAAGGTTCGGACAGCTTCTACACCAGAGAATGATGCGTAGCCTTCTCGTCTCATTAGCTCAATAATCAGACAGAATAGGCCAGCAGCAAACGGAGTCGCCATGCTCGTTCCGGACATGGAGCGATACCCGTTGGTAGTAGAACAGGAAATGATATCTTGTCCTGGACAAACAATATCCATTTCCCGACCTCCAGAAGAAAAGGAGGCTCTCTGCCCGTCAGCACGGTATGCTCCGATGCAAAGGCTTGCTGGGTACTTGGCGGGATATCCGATAGTGTTTCGAGAACCAGAGAATCCGGAATTCCCTGCGGCTGAAACAATTACCGAACCTTTTGACCAAGCATAGTTAAGAGCTTCTTCCATTGGACCGTAAGGACTCGATGATCCAAGAGACATGCTAATAACATCAGCACCATTGTCGGCAGCCCAACGAATACCCTGAGCGATTCCCTCAGAAGATCCTGACCCGCTATTTGATAAAACCTTCCCCACAAGTAGAGAGGCAGCCGGTGCTAGTCCTATACCCTCACGCCCTAAGACCGTTCCAGCACAATGAGTCCCGTGACCATTGCCGTCCCTCCAGTTTTGACCAGAAACAAAGGAACGTGCCTCTACTGGTTCTGGGAGAACATCATGACTATTCATCCCAGTATCAAGGATAGCAGCACGGATATTACGACCTGTGACTCGTTCCCAGATAGGTTTGAAAGTGTTAGCCGGTAGATGCCACAAGTTTGTTGGGGCAGCTAGAATCTCCACTTCCGAAACTAGGTCTGGCGGTAGATATACTGGTGGTGATGTGTCCATGATAATCCATATGATGGTCAAGAGAATTACAGTAGTATCATCTGATGATACCAACGAACCGCGTTCCTCTATATTATTATACGAAAAAGGCCCGGAAAGTCAAGAAAAACCTTCCAGGCCGCGAGTTGGTATCATGGGGTGATACGAAATTTATGGTTTGTGGTGTTCTAGTTGTTCTTCTGTTTCTCTTTCGTATACAACAAGTTCATTGGTTAGCCAAGAAATCATTACACCCATATTAGGATCGTTCTTTGGAATTCCAGCTAGTGTGTGGATTTCATGCCATGTGCGAATTTTTTCAAGTTCGGCTCTTTTGATTAGTTCCGTTACCATACTTGCTAATAGGCGACCATCATCAAGACCACAAATTACAGCTTCCATTCTGTGTGCTTGGTTCTCTGTGATTTGAATTCTACGGATTTCTTTTCTTTGAGTGTTCATTCACATACCTCTCTAATTGCGGCAGCTTCTAAATAATCACGAATAGCAAACATGAGTTGTTCTGTTGCGAAGTAGCAATCCCCGTCTGGATGGGCAGGGACACTCTTTGGCATTGGGTCTTTGTTCTTGAACACCTTATCCTCACATGCGAACTTTCGCATCTTCAAATCGAACTTGTCGTGGTTGTAGCCTTTAACCATGACATCCATATTGTCAGCACTGTAGAGCACGCGATTGAGCAATGTCGCTAGCTTACCAACTTCAGTTTTGGATGCTCGTTCAATTGTCTTTGGTCCCACAGGGTATTTCATTCTTCACCTTCTGCTTCTGGGGGAGGATTGTTGTTGAGGAATGTAATGAGGTCAGCAAGCCATCCGTCGTATCTGTAGTTGTCTACATCTTGATGACATTCTGGTTCAGAAGTAACCCATGTTTCGTTTTCGAACCACAGATCTCCTCCGATGTGTGTATCTTCGTGTCCGTTCCTTTCAGTTTCGGACCATTCCAGATATTTTCCACCATCTGGTTGAAGAATCCATCCGTCGGTTTCTAGAATCTCGTTTTCGAATTCGAACTCAAAAGTTATCTTGCGTTTGTAAATGTCACTCATTTTTGTACTCCTGCTATACAACCAAAATCTGGGGAAGTGCATAACCAAGCGTGGTATCCTTCGGAGTCGTTTACTGTAGCTAATGAAGTAAAGTCCTTTTCAGGATATTCCTTGATTTCTTCTGGGTGAGGAATATGACAGCAGATTCTATGCTGTGGGTTGGTGGAATCTGTATATGTCCAAAATTTACAGTCTTTGCAGTGTATCATCGTTTGTAGTGGGTTGTCATGTTAAGTCGTTTGAACTCTTTGGTGGTACGGAGGGTACAACCACATTTAAATAAGAGTGCCAAACAACCTACCATGTTGTCAAAGTATTCGTTGTCGTGTACGTTACGGGTTTTAGCCCATTCGGTTACTACACGGTTGTCTTTGATATTGATTTTCTGTTCTGGATCTTCGGAAATCAAATGATCTACGAGGAGACTGTGCTCCCCCTGATTTTCTGGGAGGAACAGTTTGATGCTACCGATGGTTCCTGGTCTTGCAATGAATCCTCTGTGGCATAGGGTTTTAAGATTGTTTGTGTCCATCTTGAGTGTTGGGATAACTCGGTCAGCAGATGGAGTTGTAAAACAGTGAAAGTGAAGTTCACGGTCGGAGTTGGTTTGTTCCATCATTGGTCGGTCTTTAACTCCATAGAACAAACCTTGTGCAGCTATTGTGAGTGATCTTTGGGAACATTCACGAATAGCTCGGATTACGTGGTCTGTTTGCCAGTTAGAGTCAAATGCAATCCAACGATGAAGAAGTTCAGCTCCATCTTCACGGACATACTTTGTATGACCGAGAGCATCTGCTAGTTCGATAACTGCTTGGTATACTTGTTCACTAATATCCTCGGGTGGAATATCGTGATAGTATTTCCACATGGGGTTGTACAGGTCTTTCTTTTTCCACGTTGTTCCAGGTTGTTGAGGGAATGTTCCGTAGTCAATGATATATGGTCGCAGAACTGTATCTGAGGCCATTGTCATATATGTGAGGATTTCTTGGTTACAGTCAACGTGAGTTACAATGTACTTACAATCGGCTGGCACCTTTCTCCTGGGGAGATGGGACTTACGGGATAGGATCATTTCAGGTGTTGCTTTGAGGATCTCATCTTCTTCTCGGAGTATGTCAATCTTACATTGGCATTCATAGTTGAAGGCTTCCTCACCTTCTTCGTAGTAGAACACCATTGCGTGGTGGACTGCCGAGAGTTCGATTGGATCATCTGTGTCCCATTCGTATGCCCATTCCCATGTTGCGTGAGCACCTTCATGGAGAGCATCATAGTTAGCTCTCACAAATGCTGCTGCACGACGTTGTGCTTTGTCTCGATCTCCTTCTTTGTGCTTGTCGAAGTTTAATAGGATACCTGCAAATTCATCCCAAAGATCCATGTTCTTAGGCATAGATTTCATCATAGGGTAGCTAGCTACTTCCCACGATGGTTCGTTGAGCATGAAGTGTGTGGCTACGTCACCTAGACGGTTAGGTGTAATAGTCATAACTGCTCGGATTTTCTTGGCGTGGCTACCACCAAACATAGCTCCACGTTTTACTGTTCGGATGATCTTCTGACAAACTGTTGGGCTTTCAGCATCTCGGTCGGTCTGGAGATCGTCAAGAAGAATAAAGTCAGGACGCATGACTTTACCGGCTTCTTCACCATACCGAATTCGTTTAGAAATACCGCGAAGATTGTCTTTGGTACGAACAAGAATAATAGCTCCTGACGACGGTTCTCCTGGGAGAGAGGGGAACGTGATGGAGTCATTATTCCAAGCAATACCAGATGGTTCTCCGTTGACTGTTTGTCTTGCTGCTTTGTGAGGTTTTCCTTCCGTGTGTTCAAAGCATGCGAATACGTTAGGGTAGTAAGTGTGGAGATGGCTGTTGGAGATCAGTTCTGTTTTAAGTTGATCCATGATGTCTTGTGATTTGTCTAGAGCAGACGAAACTACAAGAGCAAAACGGATACGACCTTCGAGAATTCCGAGTAGTAGTTGGTTGATTGCTCGGCTTGTTTTAGCAAATCCTCGTGGTTCTGCTTGAACAAGTTTACCTCGACCCTGAACGATGGACTGGAATCGACGAATTGCCATCTGTTGTTCTGGACCAAAGTCTTTTTGCCCGGTACTAGCAGGAAAGACAAGTTTGTGGGCATCAACATAATCTTCCATCAATTCTCTACGAAGTTCAACTAGTTCTGGTGTGATTTCCAGATCTAGTTTCAGATCGTATATCAGAGATGTATATTTATTTGTTTGTTGGTTAACTTGTCTATCCCGATTAGCTCTTAGTTTTATTGCTAGAGCTACTTCATCGGGAGACATTCGTGTTGGTATATCCGAATCGTCATCGAATTCACCAAACAGATCAATCTTTTTAGCCATCGACTACGCAAATCCTATGTGTTCGAGACCTTCTCGGAGTGAGTCGATTAGTTGGAACTTGAGTACATGTCTACCAACACCAGTCGAGGATTGTTTGTATCCGTTGACAAGTTGGAGGGCAATCAAGTCTTGTAGTTCTCGGTTGACTCGTTCCATTGATTGTTCTGTAGCTGTTACTATTTCATCTCGGGAATGAGGTTCATTCATAATAACTCTACAGATTTTCATTCTAGGAGAATGGTAGTCAATGATGTCCCGAACTACTTTAGCAACAAGTTGGTGTACAAGTTCGTTGGGTCTATCGATCCCGAGTACAACTGGAGCACACATATAGAGCTTTGTGAGTTGTCCAATCAAACGAGCTGGTACTTCGATAACTGGTTCGAATGTAATTTCTCGTTGACCAAACTTCTCACGGTCTACTTTAGTACGAAGTGTTGCTGCAAGTCTAGCCCAGGTTCGAATGTTGGTTTGTTCTCGAAGTCCTAGTTGGATGTTGTTAGGTCGTTGCATCAAGTGTTCGATAAAACCTTTGGCTGCTGATACGACCGGCATTTCTGGGGGGAGAGTTGATGGGTTGATAGCTACCATCATAGATCGTTGTAACATACGTTCTTCGATACACTCTCGGTCACGTTCGGAGATGTCCAATTCAAAGTCCAGGTATCGTTCACCAAGGAATGACTGATCGGATCTACGGAGGACTTGGGTTCCGCAGAGGATCATAGTTGATCGGATGTTCTTGTAATCGAAGGCAACCATGTTCTTGAAGAACGTAGAACTGTCTTTATCGTAGAAATCTCGGAGTTCTGAGAAGATCTTTTCGATGTTAGGTTGACGAAGCAAAGCATCGGCGTCTTTAACAATCAGAGTCTTTCCAGCAATGAGTGGAATGAGAGATGCGTCTTGACCAGCATCATCTTTCCATCCAGAGAATAGACCAGTGAAGGTTGACTTGACGACTACTTGATCTGAACCTGATACACATTTGGCAATGGTGGTTTTTCCTGAGGAGGGAGCACCGATGAGGCGTACCCAAATCTGTTCACCTTCTATTCGTACTGAATAGATGGAAGAGAGAACGAGGAGTAGTCCCATCTTCATTGGGGTAGTCGTGTGATAGACTTGTTCGTATCTGGACATCAGATCTTCGAAAGTAGTACAAGTCTTGTCAGCAGGAATTGTGTCTACGGTCGTCTTGACGACCACCGTATTTTCTGGGGATGTATATGGTTGTATCCAGTCTTTGATACGACCGTATGCTGCCCTACCGTATTCCCTGTAACAATCGTTGAGATCGTATCCCTCGTCTTTCTGTTCAGGCCAACGAAGAATGGAGATCGATTTGGGTTTGTACTGTGATTTAGCAATGTGCTTCAGAATCACATTCTCATAACCAGCACGACCGGAATTGTCATTGTCGTATGCAAAGATGATGTTCTTTTCGGATAGAAGTTCACACCATGTGTCTTTCCATACTCCAGCTCCAGGTACAGCGATTGGGGTTATGGGTTGACTACCGATGATAGCCCTAGCAGCAAGACGGTCCCAGTGTCCTTCTGCAATGAGGATCGTATCTTCGGTAGTTTCATCCCAGTTCATGAGGGTGTGTTCCATCGTGGGGGAAGCCATGATGATCCACTTGTCGTGCCATTCGTGGGTGGTCTTGTCTTGCTTCTTTGTTTGCACAACTTTATAGATGTTCTGCAAACGGTTGTGTTTGAAAGTGGGGATCAAGTATGTGCCGTTGAGAGGGTTGTACTTGAGTCCACATTCTTGTACACAAGAAAGTGGGAGGTCACGTAGATTGGATATGAACTTGCTGGTTTGTGTTACGTTATCGAATTGTTCGTAGAGCATTCGAAGGAACATAACAGGATTACCGCTTTTCATGCAGACCTTGCAGTCCCACATGAAGTTCTCTGCGTTATAGAAAAAGTGTTTCTCCTTTTCACAGAATGGGCAATCTGTGATATACTGGTTTCCGTGCTGTTGAGGGTGGACTCCAGTATGAAATTCGAATATGTGCATCAGTACAGGTCTTTCTTTCGAATGATATTACTAGCATAGTTCATGATCGTCGCCACATCTTCCTGGGTGGGATGGTTCATGATTTCATCGATAAAGTCTATTACTCCCAATATTACTTCTACGTCCGGTGATGGAGGAAAGTTAGGGTCAAGGTTGGGATAAACTTTAAGGTAGTGCTTGAGATTATTGGATATTTCGAGAAGGTTTGCTTTGAGCAAAATAACCTTCTCTTTAAGTGTAACAGGTTGTGGCATTATACTAGTTTTTGTCCTCGTTTACCATGTAGGTATCCAATAAGATACATACAGAGATGAGTAAGTAAAAGTCCTGCAATAAATAAAAAGAAGTCGTTCATTTTGATGCCAGTATATCTTGGATGATCCAGTTGGTTTCGTCGGAGGGGTGATAGAGGAGTTCCCAGGTAACATCACAGGATGGGATGAATCGTTTACAAGCTCGAATAATAGCTGCACACTTGGCGTCGATTATCCTGGGGAGTGATGTTGTGAGTGGTACTTCGGTGTCAAGACTGTCATGGACTTGTGAGTTCATCTGACAGTTGAACTTGATGTAGTTTGGGTCGTGTTTCCATTCGATCATAGAAACTGTCATAAGCCATCCAGCACTACCTTGAACGAAGTAGTTACATGCTTTGAATGGTTCGTCTGCTGGAACGTCGAGACGATAACCTCCAAGAGTATGAACAGCGTATACGTTGTAGCGTTTGTATACTTCGTTAGCAAGTTGGACCCGAGAAGTCATGAACTCTTTGATTCCCGGAAATCGACGGTCAATGAGTGCACAATAATTCTTGGTAGGGTTCTTTCCCCCGTGGTAGGTTTCGTTGGTCTTATGATCTGTAGCACCATAGATGCGTGCAAAGTTACCGTTTTTGACGTGTCCGTATTTGACGAGTGCTTTTTGTTCAAGTTCCGAATGTAATCGTTTGGACTTAGATTTAGCGGTAACATAGTGTGGATAGAGTTGGGGGAAAATGGTTTCCATGATCATTGCGTGAACGGACTTGCCGGATTCAAATGCCGCAATAAGTTCGGGATTGTTGACTGAGTATGCCCAGATACGCAGTTCTATATTGACCATGTCGGTGGAAATCCACACCATTCCTGGTGGGGGACCGAATAGAGTCTTGAGTAACTTGTCAACGTTCTGGTCGTTGGGGTTGGAGGAGGACTGTCTGGTTTCTCGTGTACCTGTAATGTTGAGGAAGGAATGGGTTCGATGGTTTTCGTCAATCCAGTTGAGGTATCCTGTAATGTCAGATACATGCTTCATCTTCTTCTTGTACTGGGAGAGTTCGATGAGTGCTGGGTTCTTGGATTCATCGGAGTATGCAGCAATGGCGTGTTTGTCCATTGCTGGCGTAGTTTTGTCAACGGTTGTATGAAACTGTACGGGAATCTTACAACGATTGTGGATGAGATCGATAAGATGAGCACGGTTGTTGGGGTCGAAGCGGTAGGTAATACCTGCATATGTTTTCATCTGTTGTCGATGAATTTCCATTTCTTCTGTGTATTGCTGGACTAACTTCTTAGCATCTTCTACATAGAAGTTCTTTCCGGTGGTTTGAATGTCGTATGCAATCTTTAGAAGTTCTTTGCGTACTCGATAAGGTTCCAGAAGATTATCGTATAGCAGTGAATGCTTGAATACTTCCCATAATAGAAAAGTACGACGAGCATCATGAGCACCGTAATCTTCACACTCATCTGGAGCAAGCCAGTAATCCATCTTCCAAAACTCAGTACCATTCTTACGGATTCCTGGGAAGTGGGGATGTCCTGCTTTGGCTACAGCATATCCTTTGGCACGTCCTTCTCGTACACGTTCTTTGACAATGGCTGCAAGACGGTGTTCATCGTCATCCCAGTAGTCAAGGTATTTGATTGCTAGATCTTTAAGACCGTGAACATCTCCAGAACAAATACAGTGGGACGCTAGGAGAGTATCTTCTAGTTTATCCCAGAAAAGTTCTGTTGGAATTCCGATAGTGGATAATGCACGAATGTCGAAGTTGGCATTGTGCATTACAATCTTCTGGGCTGATTTGATGGTAGATATGAATAAATCAATCTCATCATCATCCCAGTAAACTTCTCTGGTATGTGGATTAACTTCCCCACGCCAAGAGTAGTCGTACTTACCGTCACAAGCTGTAATGAGGAATGGTTTACAACCGTGAAAGAAGTCGATGCCTGTGGTCTCAGTATCAACTGCTAGGATCATAATTATATAAGCTCAAGGAGTTTTTGAATGAAACTGTCAGGATCAATGACAGAGTAAGTGATTGGAGTATAATCATCTTCATCCATAGGTACAGCAATTTCCATAGTGGATGCTTTGACACATTCGATGATTTCTCGAATGAGTTCTTGTTTTTCTTCAGCACTCATTTTTCTGTTTCCCTGCATGCGGCTTTACATGCAGCTTTCCATTCTTCTAGGTTCTTACGTTGTTTCGGTCGAAAATCTGGGTCCATAAGTTTGAATTTAACGCTAATGGGCCTTTCAAATCGGTTGTTGATTTTTTTGGTAAGTCCGGTTGGTTTCCTGGGGAAGGTGCGTTTGGCTGTGGTTTCATTTGAGTAGATGAAGATTGCTGTGACAGAGAATAGTCCTGTGTCGTTGTCATGTTCAGATGGGAGTACTTTATGATAGGTTTGCTTCTTTGATCCAAGTGCAATGTCAATGAGTCTAGACAGTGGGTCCATGATCGGGAGTTGCTTCCGGTGCATAGTAGGGGTTAAAGATGTTGTCATCACAAAATTCGTTAAGTTTAGTGACTAAGTAACTAAAGCACTTGGGTGCTGTTAGATACAGTTTTGCTAATCCAGTACCATAACCATTGGCTGAAAGAGCAATTGGATGTTCTTTATTGAGTTCATAAAGATTTTGCATATCGTGATTGACTAGATTACGATAGTGAATATAGTCTCTGTCGGTAAAGAACGAACTTGGGATGTTCTTGGGTCGTTTCTTTGTTCTGATACCGAAACTGTTTTCACAGTTACGGATGATTGCTTGACCACCGGTCCCTTCTCGTTCAATGTTGTCACTGAATACAAACACTCGTTCTGGAAATCTGTTACAGAGAACTATGGAAAAGTCTACTGTAACTAGATAGATTTGTGAATTACGTTTGTATTCTGAACTGGTTCGGAACAGTAAGTTAAACTGTTCCTGGGGAGGAGGAATTAGTAGTATCTGGTTCTTGGGATATGTCATGTAAGTATGATGGGATTCCTTAAACTGGTTGTGACGACTTGTCAAAGTATAATACAATAAAGGATCGGGCAGGAATTACACCTGCTAGCCCACGGTATAGAGCACCATACCCGCTATGTACCCTTGATAAGAGGGCCGTTGGTTATGTGTCGTTGTCCACATCGCCGATCCTGTAACAAACGTTACCGACAACAGCCGAGTCGACGAACCAACGAACGAACTGGACGTACTACGAAAGTACGAACAGGTGTTCGACGGACGGAGACAACAGGTGATGCTGCTGCCGTGGAAGATCCACAAGTGCAATTTGCACAAGTGCAGTCTGCTGCGGTTGCAACCATCGCCATACGAACTGGTGCAGTAGCTACACGTGCTACGGCAACCGCTGCTGAACGGAGTGGTGTACATACTCCGTTAGCACAAGCTGGAGATTGATCCGAAACAAGAATCCCTTGTTCGGACATATAAACTCCAGCCGACAAATTGGCTGCAAACAATGCAACCATGCACAAACTAAACACAAAACCCTTCATAGCATATACTCCTTGCTACGAGAAACGAAACAAACAACTAGCCGGTGGAATACCGTTAGGTGTTACAACTATGAATCAAGGTTGGATGCCAGCGTGATCTTTTCCATCCCTGGGTTGTCGATACCCTTGAGATGAACCTTACCGGAGTCTGGGTAGACTTCCAGTACCTTGCACTTCTGTTCGAGGTAAAATACCTCGTCGCCTACCTTTGGCAATCCTGGGGAGGATGCTACAGGTGCAGCTACTGGTGCTGGTGCTGGAGTCATGTCAACCGGTGCTGGTTTGGAAGTCACCGGTTTGTGGTGGGATGTGGAAGGTGGGTTCACATCGTCAGTCGCAGCAATGTGCGATTGGATTGGTGTGAGCTTGACTTCCTTCTGATCGTCCAGGGTGTTGTACTGGTTGTGTACAATCCCGAAGTGGAACGTCAGATCCTCTTTCGAGAGGAAATAGTCCCCAATCTCTGCTGGGCTTTCATGGTTCATTCGAACTTCCCGAGGGAGTCCGAGCTTTTCCATGTCATCCAAGAAGATCTGGAACCGACCAGCCGCATCCATCTTGGCTGAATCCATGAACCACCACTGCTTCTTCACAGTCTTACCGGCGTGTTCCGAATTGTCAATGACCTTGAGTTCCATCTCAATGAAGGGTGTACCTTCTTTGGTTGAACCGTCAGTCTGAACCTTGTCTTTCGACTTCGACAACTTGAATCCGGTCATGATGCAAGTCCCAGCAGCTCCGATTGGCAATGGAACGTTGTTGCCACGAGCTTCTGCTCGTTTCGCATCCTCAATCTTGGAATGGTTCTTACCGAGGAACGAAATGAACTCTGGTGAAACTTCTGACTTCTTCATAACTAAATACCTAATAAAAAGAGGTTCCGGTGTTGATTAAATTATTAACCGGATATTCTCAAAACACAAACAGTGAGGGACTAACTATGTAACAAACAGAGTTAGACGGGAAATAGTAAAGTTGAGTAACAACTTTAGCTATGAGTTACACGCCAGCAGACTTTGTCACCTCCTTTCGATAGCCTTCTGGGAGAGCTTTGAATAAGTTGTTCCATGCTTCTTCTGGGTTTTTACCCATAGGAATAACTGGTGGCATGTTCCAACGATTTTTGGCTTGATGTGCTGTGGAACTGGTGGTATAAAGAATCCTCTCTGAGAATTCTTTGGCTTTTCCTTCCATAGCTAAACGAGTTGAACGGTCTGCTTCTGTGACACGGGTAATGTCAACAGAAAGGTTGAGGAAGAATATGAACCCTGCCCAAGCTGTGAGTGTGGTTCTCATTCCTAGACCTTTTTCTCCGTCATCCAAATTGATAACGTGGCATAAATAATCTGGACCCATTGTATTTGGGAGACTAATTGTGCCGACATGACCAATAAAGATGACGTTAATCCCTTGGTCTGTTTTATAGGAACACAGATCAAGGTAATCTTGCAATACCGCTGGTGATTCCCTACGAGCACCGGCTGAGTAAGAATTGAAAGCGACTCGATCATTCTTGTAATAGGTCTGGCAGACGTAATCGAATATCTTGGACTGGAGACCCTTGGAACTGTCGATGAGCAGAGTACCAGATTGTACTTTCTTCGTTTCATCAACAAGTTGCTCAAAGGTCTTAATTCGCACATTCGTGCTATTCTCCGGAACTCCACCAACCATTTCGAGGTCATCGTACCCGGACTCCAGAATCGATTTACAATGAACCGGTCCCGGAAATCTAAGCCCCAAAGAGGTCTTACCCATACCTTCACGACCATAAATCACTCCACTTAAACCACGCATATTATTCTCTTCCAAAAAGGGCACAAGATAATTCATATAAAGCTAATATGAATATCACTGAAAAAAGGGCATTGGGCCAAAAGTCTGGGTTCAGGATGTCACCGCATCTTTCTTTGCTGCTGAGTCTGCTGTATCGAAGGTTCCCTTTGGATAACGCTTCTTGAGTTTTTCGATGTTTTGTTGGATAACCAACATCAATGGTGAAGTCATGGGTTGGTCGTAGTAGATTACCGCAAGTTCTTTGAGAGCATGAACCATTTGTTCTACGGCTACGACCATCTTGTCTTGGCTGTATTCTTGTCGGTAGATCTCGAATCGTTTGATTTGATCAACCAGTGCTTCTGCTTTGACAGAAACGTTGCTCAAAACAGAATAGTTGGGATACTTCTTAGGTTCCTCGTATGCACCCTCAAGTGTAATTCCTGGGAGGTCGTACAGGTTGATGATCATTTGCAGATAGTAGCAGAGATCACCTACTTCTTTCATTTCTGCTGATGTGTCTTGGAAAGGAGCAGATGATTTTACTCCTTCAAGTTCGATTTGGTATTCAAGCATCTCTCCGGCAAATGCCATACCAACGTGGAGACGGTCAAGACGAAGGTTGAGTTCATCAACGAGTGAAACGTAATGATTGCCTAAGTCGTGAAGGTTCTGGAATGATGGAAGGGACTTGGTGTGATGAGCTGCTGATGCAAAAGTGGTGGTTACGAAATCGGAGTAGTTGAGAATGGCCATTATTGGTAGTCCTGTGAGAGTTCTTTGAAGAATTGGTCAACTGGGATTAAGTCGGAGAAATTGGTGTTACCGACGAGGTAGCTCCAATAGTCCTTCTTGAATTTGCTAGTTCGAGCAGGGTCGAATACTCGAAGCGGCTTTTTGTGAAACATATGATTGTAACAATCTGGGTTCATTGGATCGAATGAATCAGAGAGTGTGTATTCATACATATAACAAATTGCGTCAATGATGGGGTTGATTGTTTCAGCAAACATCAGTTGGATTTTTTCCATTGAATGTTTGAATATGTACTGGTCAACCCACAAAAACGATTTCTGGGAGACTGGATAGTCTCCGTAATGATGCTTGAGATAAAGTCTTTCTATATATGCTTTGTTTCTTTCTCCAGCTTGTCTTGCTGGACAGTTCCATTGAAGTTCAGGGATTTTGATGTTATCGTATACGACCGTATCACAAGATACAGATTGGTTAAGTGCGTATAGATAAATGTTGAGTTGTAAATCAAGATGAATCTCGGATCGAAATAGGTGTCGATCGTAAGATTCTTTTGATTTGTGTTCTATCATGATTGTAGCAGCATCATGAAGATAATTTGTATCTGTCAAATGAGATGATACTCTAGTACCAACTCCGTCCATCTTACCTTTCAATTTGATTAGATGGTTCTTGGTTCTGTGATCAACAGCAAATTCTTGTTCTGTTGCAATCGAGTAGTTAGTTTTGTATTTGTCGGGATACAAGTCTAACATCAATCGGACAGAATGTAAAGTTGTTGCATCAATATTAAGGTATCGACGTTCTTCTTCAGCTAGAACATCAAGGAGCCTCGCCCGCTTTATTTCTGGGAGGGAGGTTACACGTTCTGGTTCAGGGAGTACATGCTCTAGTCCTTTATGGAACATATTACCCCAAAGGAGGTTCTGATTTAGAACGGTTTGTTCTTCAAGTCCCAGTCCGTAGTATAGGACAAAACAGAATGGATCTTGAAGATACTTTCCGATCATTGATTGAGTAATACCACTCTTATAGGGACCAGCCCATTTCCATTTCATGATGGTTAGTTGTACGGTCCAAGGTAATTGGGTTTATCGGGATTGGTGGTTTCAAGAGGAACTTCAATTGGTTGTTTACCATAAAACTGGTCGAGTAGATCCCGTATTGTGTTTGTTACGAGGGTTGAAGTCATGATCTCTGGAGTTAGTCGGATGGTTATGCTAGATCCGCAATGTTCTACACCATTCTTCATAAAAACACATTCATCGATTATAGCTATTGTGTTTTTATGTATCAGGGATTTTGTTAACTTTTGTCCTTCAACTCTAACAACTTGAAGAAAGTCTCGTTCAGTTGTTTGGTGGAGTGTATACGGAGTATATATAAATTGGTTTGGTGTGGGTGGGTCTTTGTCGTTGGGAATCATGATTTCTTTAGGTACTCGGTTTCTTCTTTTTTAATGAAGAACGTGGTGTTGGAGGGTTCTTGGGAAAGAGATTGTGTGAGGAATTTGAGTGCTGCAATGTATGTGTCAGATTCTACGTTGGATAACTCGTAGTCTTGAGCAAACTGTTGGTTGTTGGTGAGAACTGCTGCTCGAAGATTGATAAAGGCATATATCACATCAATTGCTGTGTCGAGGAGATGATGATGGTTTGTTGGAATGTAATCTTGTTCAATACATTCCTTGGCTACTTCCTGGGGAGGAGTAATCGGTTCTGGGTCCGTCATAGGTCAGTTGTCTTTCTGTAGTTCGAGCAGGAAGGTTTCTAGGAGACGAGCTTGGCGTTTGATTGTGAGGAGTTTGTATTCGAGTCTAGCTATTGCGGCTGGATGAGTTAAGGAGATGGAAGGGAGTTGTGTATGAAAATTGTCTCTGGCAAGAGCACCCAAGTGTACGACAGCTTGGGGTCGATATGAGGATAGTAGTTCGGTAATGTGTGGACGACAAAGTTCCATTTCTTTTCGAGTGGGTTGTCGGTTGTGGTCGATAGCGTCGAAGTGAACACCTGGTTCTCTAAGGGCTGTAGTTGCTTCGTCGTCGGTAAATGTGTCAATTGGATCTCCGTTTTTATCGTAGAGTTGAACGATAGTCATTGGTTGACAACAAACGAGGTTTGTTATGCAATAATTGAATGATGCTCGAACGAATGAAAAGAGGAGGTCTAGGATTCTTCCGGAAGTTCCAGTAAAGGGAATTCCAGTAGCATTTTCTGTAACTCCTGGGGCTTCACCAATAAAGAGGATTCTACTGGGGGTGGTTCCGGCAAAGGTGTGGGTTCCGTCTCTTCTAACACAGGTTCTTCGTCGTCCAACACATAATCCGCAGTTGGTACAATTTCGCCAGTCGGCATGGCCTGTATAACTATTGTAGACGAGATTTGTGCCTCGTATCGGATTCCCGATAGGATCTTGTTTAACATTTCCATCGAGCATCGTCTGTCTCCGTTGAGAATTGCGTGAAAGTTTGGAGTTGACATTCCGATTCGTTCACAGTATTGTCGGTAGTTACCTGGAGCGAGTCTGTCAATTAAGTCTTTTATGGCGTAACCTTCTCGCTGCTTCAGCAAGAGTATCTGGTCTTGTCTCGAAGGATCGTTCAGGACGATAGTTAGAGTGTCTAAACTCCGGATTGCGTCTCTCGAGAACTCGACAGATCGTTTCAATGGTGGTGGTTGGTCCATCTTTTATATCCGTTGACATGAAATAAAGTATGACCCAGTTGGCGAGAATGAGATCATTGTGTTTGGTGTAGTCTCGTTTCATTCCGTGGTAGCTAGTGTGTCCAGTTCCGTATCCTTGGAGTTCGATTGCAACCTTTTCCTGGGGGAAGCAGAAGTCTATTTCCCATTTACGGATTGGTTTAGCTGGATCAATGGTTGGAAGGTGGACTGTATGATGGAATACGATTGGGTATGTGCTGTGGTTTCTCCAAAGATTATGGAAATGTTCTTCAAAGTTGCTGTCGTATAGACCCTGGCTGGATCGGAACTTCTTTTTCATTGGGTTGTACTTCCTGTTTTGATTCAAAGAACTCGTTCTGGACACCCAGAAGTAAAAGTTCTTTACGTGCTTCCATTAGGCAAAACAAGCATTTCTGGAATGCTGAGGTTATCAATACGAATGAATCAAGGCGTTGGTCATCTTCTCTTATTTCTGGGGAGACCGGGAATCCAGGGTTGGATGAGATTTGGTCTACTTTGGGGTGTGTGTATTCCATCTGAGTGAGAGTAGCACAAAGACGGATGCTGTTCTGAATGTTGGTGTAGAGTTGGCCTTCATGACTCATATGTGAAATCCTGTCAGAAAATGAATGATGTCGTGAACGAGAGAACCGATTCCGTAGATGACGAGAAAGAGTACAATAGCAATAAGTGCTTTTGATGGTGGTGGATTTGAAGTAAAATATCTCATGAGGATTCTCTATCACTATTCTCTAAGTCAAAGTAATGAATACCAACTGGACAACGTGGGATACCGGATGGGAAGAATCCCTCGAATTCAATCTTGAGGAACTTCCCGATGTAGTTTTCTTTGAAACGAAGAATGTTCTGTCGTTTCTGTTTGGTTCCCTTGAAGGAACAATTGAATTCTTCTCCGTGGCTGGTCTTACAAACAAAGATTCCTTGTTGTTCAGAACCAGCAACTACGTCAATGATTTCGAATTCACTATCGATGAATTTCTTCATCTTGAGTAGATTCTTAGATCGTTTGTTTACTTCATACGGAGCATGAAGATTACGAATAATCATCCCCTCGTATTTTTGAGAGAGGTATAATTGGAATTGGTCACTGATGATTTCATCGGTGATGTTGGCTGGATCTGGGACTATGGTCGTCTGTACGAGCTTGAACGGACACTTGTGTGAGAAGAAACGGTTCTTTTGGTACGGGTGGTTGGGTGAGGTCTTGAAGTAGATATAGGCTTCCTCCATTTCCATAACGATCCTATGTGCTTCTTCAATTCGTGCTTCGAACGGTGCTTCTGTGTCGACGACATCAAATACGTGATACTCAATTTCGAGAGATACTCGTGGGTCGGGTGTGCTACGCAGAGTGTAACTCTCAATGACATTGAAGTCTGTGTTGGGGATATAAAGCTCACCATCGAGCTTGATTCCTTCTGGAATCCGTTGGAGGTACATCTCCAAGTGAGGGCATGAGGTAATAAGTCGATTCTTGCGAGAAAGTAACCCGTCTCTTGAGAGGATACACCGTACTCCATCCAACTTAGGTTGAAAGGCATATCCCGGAAAATCTGGATTACCTTTGTACTCATGTGCGAGCATAGGAAGCGACGGAGGGGCCGTTGGAATCGTAGAGGTATATCCCTTGCGATCTTCCTGATAACGAACTCGACTATGGAATTCTGCGATAGCTGCGTCGATTGAGTCACAAGGTATGTCCTGATTTGCGAGAAGGGTTTCCTGGGGAGGAGATGCTGCGGATGCCATAGTCATACGCCCCCACATGATACGGACGGATGTTGGTTCTTCAATGACTTCGGCTTTCCACCAAGAGATATCATTGAAGTTGTTCAGGACATAGAGGGTCTGTTTTAACGACATGTTAATTGCCTTTTACTTTTTGGTTGAGATGATAGTCTACACGACTTCGGAGGACTTCGCAGAGCATTGAATCGAGCATGTGTTTGACAACAGGATCTACTCGAATGTGCTTATATCGGGCTGCTTCTTCCAATGTGAATTGGAGAGCATAGATAAGAATAGTTAGGGCTTCTGGTCCGGTAGAACCTGTGAGGGTATCGTACAGTTTTTCACATTTCTTGTTGTCGGATTCGAATAGTTGATCGAAAATTTCACCACGAATTTGTTCTGGTGTCATTTTTACTCCGAATAAAGGTAGTACATGTCTTGTTTTGAACGTGTTTGTGCTACGAAATCCACGTTAATTTCTTGTTCTCGTTGGATTTCAGTCTTAGCTTTATTGGACGGAACGGGTGGATTTAGGATACCTACGATCTTAGATTCGAGTCCTTTTGCCTTGTGAACGGTCGATAAACGGAGAAAATTGGTGCCTTTTGGGGGTGAAAGTAGGTCATTTATGACACTTTCGAAGTCAGAAAGTACCGTACAAGACTTCAAAACGTGTCGAATACAGTCAATTTTGTCAGAAGTTGCCTGTTGAGCCATAGCATCTCCCGATTGAAGGCATCGAGTCTCGTATTGATCGAGTTTGTACGATAAATCGTCCAAATCTCTAGCATTTCGGTTCTTTACGGTCGAAATGAGGGATTTAGCCAAAGTATCACCTAAGGTCTTGCATGGAATGCCGTGTTTGATCAAATCTAGGGCAGTTTTGACCAAAGGAGCGTTATATCGACATACAATCAAAGGATTATGCTGTAACATCTCCTTTGCCCAAGCTGTTCTGTCAGTATAATTGATTCTTTCGATCAATCCTGGGAGTTTTCCTGGGAGGGGTCGTACCTGAGCTGTGGGTCTGATACGATTAGCGTTGTCAGCGTGGTTTGGTGGGAGTCTGAAAGAGGTTTTAAGGGTAAACTCTGCTGAGATGATCTCCCTAATGCGGTCGATGGAATACGGGTCTGCACCTGAAAAGGCGTTAATTGCTTGGTTTTCATCTCCACAAAATACCAAGTGTTCGCAGAGTTTGAGTGACAAAGCGAGTCTGGCCGGGGACAAATCTTGACATTCATCTACGAATCCTATTGGATAGAGTGGGGTATTGAGTAGCCAAAGAGCTAGCCAAACTTGATCGATGTATGGAATACCAATACGACGGTCAACTTGTTTGGATGCTCGGATGATTTGAGCACACTGAGACACCATTTCAGAGTGAGGCTTGAATGGTGCTAGCTCACTGTACTTCATTTGAAGAATGTAGATGTTCTCGTCCGATGCTTCAAGAAGTTCTTCCTTGAGTTTCTCTACGTATCGGAGTGAGGACAGCCAAGCAAACTTGTTCTTGTTCTGAGACATGGACTGTCCAGTGATCTTTTCAACAAGAATTTCTCCAGCTTTCTCATTGATCGGAATAAACCCGTAGTGCTTCTTGAGAACAGTTGCTCCCCAACCGTGATGAGTTCGTACTTCACAGTCTTTATGGATTCTTTTCTCAAGTTCTTTAACGATAGTACGGTTGTAAGCCATATAGATAGCTGGTACTGCCGTTTCTCCTTCTTTCCTGGGGAAGTTGGTTCGGCACCAGTCATATATGATGGCTTGTTCTTCGGTGTTTTGGAATCGTTCTAACCACATGGTCGGGTTGACAGAACGGTAGTAGAGGTAAGCATCGACCAAGGTGTGGGTCTTTCCACACCCTGGTCCGGCAGATATCAGTGCATTGGTCATGAGTGGTTGAATCCTGGGACGTCTCTGTATCGATCTACTACTAGATCGAGTTTATGGAGATTGTAGAGGGCTTGGAGTCGTATTGCTGATTCTTCGGACCAGTGTTCTAGTCCTTCTTCAGCTACAATGGCTTGGTCTACGGAAATTTGGTCGGAGGGATCGTAGTAAACTGCAACTTCATGGTATGAACCAAAGTCATGAGGGAATGATTTGATTCGAAAAACCACAGATAGGTCTTGAGTGTCGGTGAGGGAGAATCTATTTCGGAGATTGTGTGTTAGATCCTGAATGTAATAACTACATTCGGTTCTTGCTATTTCACTGTACTTGGGGTGTCCGACTTGGATACAGGGTTCGTCTCCTGGAGTGCAGCCAATTGTGAAGTAATCTGTCGACATGACATTAAATCTTTCTGTATTCTGTTTGAGAGTTCATCGAATTTGTACTCATACGTATGAGTAAACCAAAGTTCTTTGACTAGATCGAGGCAGAGTTGTGCTTCTCTGAATCTGCGATGGTTGATGAGAGACAGAATTTTATCTTTCTGTCTTACAAGTAGAAAATCCATTTCTTCTTCAGTTAGAGTGGTCACAGTATCTCCTTATGATATCTGTTGGTCGCGGAAAAATGTTGTAAGTTCTTGGGAAATAAGAACTTAGGAATTAGTATCATGGTGGTGATATTAAGTCGGGTTTCTAAAAAATGGGGTGGTGACTTTCACGAAGCGGAAAAGGATCATACCATGATACCATCAAGCATAAAATATGCTATAAATCCGATACAGACACAAAATAGAATATCTATAAAAATCATGGACATCCCCATTCTTTATCCAAACGGAGAATGGTGTCGAGTCTCACAAGAGGTACAGAAAGGAAGCACTTAAAGATACGATCAAACATATCTGGGAATTTACAGATAATTTCACAGAGACGGATCAGCTTCCGCAGCTTTTCTGGGTGGAGAGTGTAGAGAGTGTCCCTGTTGGGTGTAAGAGTGAATCTCTTAAACTTAGGGAGCTTAACACGGAGATACCGATAGAGGAAGGCGAGTATTCTCTCTTCGGTTCTGGCTGACCAGTTGTATACAATAGAGAAGATGGTAAGCCTGCAAGATACATAGGACCACGAACGATTGACTAAAACTTTCATCATACAATCCTTGAAATGAACGTCAGAACTCGTACGGAATAAATTGTAAGAACAACACGAACTATGTTGTATGGTTTTTGAGAGCTTCTGCCATCTTCTTGGTTAGCTTCTCATGTTTCTTCTTTGACTTCATGAGTTTCTTTACCATAGACTTCATGGTAGCATCTTCTCTGGCCTGGATGGCCTTTTTCCTGGGGGACCAGGGATTTGGTCCTACTGTGAATGCTTTGGGTAGTCCTACTCCATCTCCATCGTACTTGGTTGGTTGATGACCTGGATCGGAATTTTGATTATCCATAATGTTCTTTCCGTAATTCGATGTCTTGATGATCTTGACCATGATACTTTCTTTCTTGATGAAAACAAAAGTTAATAAATTATCTGTGACCGACTGTTTTGATTTGAAGCATAATTGGCTCTAACAACTTGTTAGCTCGGGCCACCGCTTCTTTCTGGGGGAGGAAATCTAGCTGGAGCATAGAGAGAGTGAGAGGGGAATCGAAGAATGCCTTTCTGTAGTTGAGGGTGAAGTTGGGGATAAGTAGCTTTAGGTCTGCTGGTGACTTCATTTTGGGTCTGATAGTGTATCCCTTGTGAAATAGAATACATCCAAGAATATCGTACTGTTCACCGTCAAATAAATAAATTGAGGGGTGACGAAGTAGAATCAAGGGAATTTCGATTGTAGTCATTATGAATACACTGTCGCAAAATGAGACGCGGCGGATCTAATGATATCACAACGCGATACCAAGATAGAACGCTCCGCCAATGTAATTATATGCAAGGCAAGTAGAAAGTCAAACGGAATTTTTAAAATAATTTTAGGGCGGATTTAAGTGGATGAAATGCGGACCTGTGGAAGTACCGAAATTTTATAAAAAAATTTATGGGAAAGGATGTGAATATAAAAATTAAAAATTTGAGGAAGACA